AGTCTGTGTACTACTGTTCCCTGAGTAAAGAGCAATTTGAAAGTGAGCCGAAGGGTCTGTAATTGCTGGTTCAGCAAAATTAGAAGTGCAGAGCGCCTTAAAGTTTGTGGGTGCGCTATAGTCCCATTTTGCTTCATCAAATCGAGCTTCGTAAAGAGAACTGCCCTCATTACAAACGGCTGGTCCCCATCCACCACCATTGACATGAGCCGTACCTAAAGTATATGCAGCACCTGTTCCTGTTGCACCGGAGGTAGGATCACCAGAATTTTGCCATGAATTATTCTTTGCAAAGTATATCTTTCCATTATCAGCATCCCAAGCAACACCTATTACATCACCTGCTGCCCAAGTAGCACCGAAAGAGGTTAGTGTGCTATTTTTGTAGCTTTTCCCATCATATGATCTATAACCTAAACTAATACCTTCCCCACTTGAATTGTTGCTACCTGTTTCGTGATTTGAACCTACATCACATTGTGATAATCCTACTTGGCCGTGGCTTGATCCAGATACCCACTTCACCTCCCAATACCATTTTCCCGTAGTTGGGAACATTGTGCCAAGTGCTTTATCTTGTGCCCCAGCAGAGTTCAGATAATTCTGACAGCCTTCCGATAGTGTGATGTCACTTTCCCTGACATAGTTGTAGTTCCAAGTACAGTGATTATTAGTTGGTGAGTCTGAACTTTGGTGTGCTGCTGCCATATTTGTTGGAGTCCAATCATTTCCCTGACCACTATTGTCATCTCCTAAATCTGCACTATCTGCAAAGTCTAAATGGAAGCCACACGTTCCGTACCCACCACCTGTATATTTCTTAGGAACCCACACACCTTGATCGTTAGTTTCACCAAAATCTCCTACTGCTTTAGCCGTTCCATCAATTAGGTGGAAGTCTGCCATATAGCCATCCCAATAATTGGACCCTTCTTTTCCTATATTTTGTGCTTGTGTATCGTTAATATCAAAGTCAAAATTTTGGGCTGGAGCATTATCTGTTGTTAATGTAGGAACAGCCCCATTTATATACACTTTGAACCGTTCACTTGCAGTGCTTTGTGGAGTATCTGCAATAATACAAAGATGAAACCATCCTGTCGTGTCTTTAAGTTTGCCTGTACTTACTTTGAAAAAACCGCCATCATTTAGATACATTTGGTCATTACTATCTGACCACCTAAATTCCGTGGAGCCAGCTTGATAAACTACAAGCCCCCCACCAGTGCTACTAGGAAATCGAGTCACTTTTAGCCAAACACTCATCGTCCAAGTTCTACGATTACCAGCAGACCCCGGAGTTCTTGTTAGGTAAGAAGCAGAAGCAAAATCAAACATACAAGACTTATCTACTGTATAAGCACTTGTGGCTCCGCTTCCAAAGTTCTGTGTCCCGAATACAGGCATAAACGCTCTCCCTAACTAAACGCTAACTGTACTGCACCAAGTTGAATACTTCCTGATGCTTTAACAAAGTATGGAATAATATCTACGGAATTGGCGGCGGTACTTAGGGTTATCCCTGCACCACCAGCAGTCTCGTAGTCCGTTCCTAAACTCAGCGTCCTACTACCCGTCCCATCTTGAATACAGCAGATAATCCCGCTTTGCCCAACCTGTTCTGTGCTAGGATTTGCAAGAGTTAGATTACCATTCAACGTGACGATAAAGTTTTGGTAAGCACCAAAGTCGAAAACATTACTACCATTTATAGTATTGCTATAATTAGTAGCTATAAGCGTTCCGGTTACAGTAGCTCCTACAGCAGTCGTTTCCAACTTTTTGACATTGTTGTGGTACAAATCAACAGCACCATCCTGTGTGAAAACCCCCATTACTTCACTACCATTCGGATTTTGAATCTTTACATTGGTAGCGCCACCAATTTTTAAATCGCCAGTTCCTCCATCAGAAATATAACTATCTGAACCATCATGGTAAATTTGTAAGTCGGAGCCTGTTCCATAACTAGCTTTTACATTATCTGGGAAAAGTAAATTATCAGCGGACTCGTCCCATAACAGATACCTACTGGCAGTGGCACCGAAGAATTTAACATCGTACCCTGTATCATCAACACCAACGGTAACTGTGTTATCAATTTGAACCGCGCCGTCGATATCCACAGCGTCTAAATTAGTAGTACCGTCTATGTCGGCGTTTCCACTTATATCCAGTGTGGCTGCGTCAAGCTCTCCCGATAGCGTAATATCTGTTGCACCGGTAATCGCACCGTTCAGGGCGACAGCCCCGTTGATGTCGATAGTCGTAGCTGTAAGATCTATCTCATCTGTTGCGCCAAGAGAAAGTACAGTGCCGCTAGATCCTTGTATAAACTGGCTAGCATCATTGAACATAATCTTGTTAGTTGAATTGAGGGTAAGACCGCTACCGTCTGTATGTGTTAATGTAGTATCTGAATCTGCACCAAAACTAAGTACGGCGGAATCAGATAACAACTTAACATCATCACCAAAGACTGCATCCTTTGCTACAGATAATCCACCATCAGTTTGTAATGAACCGTCAGTTGTAGATGTAGCCTCTGTTGTATCATCTGTTTTCAGAATACCACTAGCAGTTAAGGCAGCAGTAGTAACTGCCCCAGCAATAACACCTGTGCCACTAACATCTAGGTTTCCATTTATATCAATAAGAGTTGAATTAATTTCAACTTCATCATCAGCATTAATGTCCAAGTCACCATCAGCGTCTGATCTAATATTTATTGCAGAATCACGAAACTGAAGTTGCATATCAGTATTAAGCAATAGTCCATCATTATGAACGTGTGTTAGTGTAACTTCAGAGTCAGCACCAAATGACAATACTGCAGCATCAGATAACAACTTAACATCATCGCCAAAGACTGCATCTTTTACTATAGATAACCCACCATCAGTTTGTAATGAACCATCGGTTGTACTTGTTGCTTCAGTAGTATTATCTGTTTTTATAATACCACTAGCAGTTATAGCCGCCGTGGTGAGAGTTCCGGTAACATTGTTTATACCTTCAACTACATTGGTGCCGTCACAGAATAGAAGCATGGTAGCTCCATTCGGTATAGCGATACCAGTTCCAGAGGCGGTCTTTAGGGTGGCCGCTTGACCTACAGCATTCGTCACTATGTATATTTTAGAAGCAGCGGGGCAAATAACAGTAGCTGCATTAGAGCCAAGCTGATCTCCCGTATCGGTAAGACTAAGCATAGCCGCTCTAGCCTCTGCGGTAGTGCCATTAGCTGTCGTGAGCGTGTGAGAATTACTAGACCAAGTATTTATAACGCTTCGTCCAGCAACAGCTTCTTCTACCATAGAGGTAATGTTGTTATTTACTGTAGTACCCCAAGATCCATCCAGCTCCCCCTGAGTAGGTAAAGCCAGCTTGAGAATAGTAGTGTATTGAGTTGCCATTTACATAATCCTCGTACAATCACCGTGTGTTAACATAATACTATGTACACCTAAAATCCACTAACATTTTGCCAATTTGGCGTTTGGGAAGTACTTATAGCCGCAAAATTTGAAGTTTGACTTGTGTCTACCACACCCCAAACCAACGGTGTACTTACACTCCCTGTAGCACTTACACCTGTAGGTACTACATTAGCACCCAAAGATACAGTCACAGACCCTACTGCACCTGTTGCAGTAGCTCCTGTAGGTACTACATTCGCTCCCCCTGTAGCTGTAACAGATCCTATTGCACCTGTTGCAGAGGCTCCCGTAGGTACTACATTTGCCCCTGTTGTGGCTGTAGAAGTACCTAATGCCCCTGTAGCAGAAACACCTGTTACAGAGACTTCCGCTCCACCTCCAGCCGTTACAGATCCTACTGAATTTGTAGCAGATACACCTGTAGGTGTTATATCTGCGATACCTGTAACTGTAACCGAACCAAGGCCACTAGTAGCTGCTAATCCTGAAGAAACACCCGCAGGGAGTGCCGCATCCCACGGCCCTGATCCCCAAGTGCCTCTACCCCACCCATTTAGCCCTTGTGTAGCCTCGGTTGTAACCGAACCTATACTTGCGGTACCCGCTGCCCCTGTAACAGTTACATTAAATGATGTAACCGCAGCTACAGAACCTGCGGCCCCTGTACCACTAACGCCTGTGACAGCAATACTAGCACTACCTGTGGCAGTTTCAGAACCAAGAGCAGATGTACCTGCTACCCCTGTAACAGCTACGGGAGCAACGGCTCCCCATGCTCCACTACCCCAAGTGCTTCTACCCCAACCGTATAACAGGGCCACTTTAGACCCCTTATGCTATACGAATAATAGCGTTACTTGCATCCGCTGCAGGGAATGTAACGGTAAAATTACCACCAGAAGATGATTTATCAGCCCCAAAATCTAGTATTGCTACCGCTTTATCGGAGTCAGTATCGTTATAAATCATAGCTCCTCTGGCCGTAATTGTCGCACTACTCCATGTAGTATCGGCAAAATCAGTAAACCCTGTGGTGCCACTACTGGTTGGATCAACTCTGGTAAGGGTATTACCACCTGTTGTGTAACCATTCCCGTTAGCTACTTCGTTTATCCCGCTACTTGCATAAGCTGTTGTTGCAGCGCCCAGAGAAGCACTACTAGTAAATAGTGCAATCTTAAAAGTATCTCCACCACTGTTCTTAAAATTGTGTGTTCCTTCAAGTAGCTCTTTTTTAAAAGAAGTACACATTGCTTGTGAAATTGCCATAATTTACTCCTAACTTACAGCTTGTCTATATTGACCGGAACGATAAGCATCTTCACGTAGCTTACCATCACCTAGATTTTTAAGTAATCCTATGGATTGTAGATATAATTTCTCGTAATTAGCAATTATATCCGGTTCGCCCTTCATGAAACGTGCAGCTTCAATTAAAGAACCATTTAGCAATACAGAGCTAAATTCGTTTCCTAACCATGTGGTACTAGCAGTGACAATAGATTCAGGATAGAACCCATAATGCAATTCTACGGTAAAACCACTACTAGGTGTTGGTCCGATTATAAGGCTTGTATCAGTAAAGTTTGCGTAGTGTACAGGTGTACCAGTAGTAGCAGGGTTAGGGTATGCTTCACGGATGAAATTAACATCCTTATTCAATAAATAAGTATGTACGCCATTACTATCTAATACAGCTAAACTATACGTATAAAGGTAATCATCTGGTACAGTCAGAAACCTATTACCGGATGTTAGAGCACCTTGGGAATTTTTGCGTAACGGGGGAACTTGTACGGTATTGTATATATTCTGTTCAGCTTGATCTACAAACAGGGCTAATTGAGCATCCGTAAAGGTATTCTCACATATATCCGCTATATTTGTTTTTAATTCTGCATAATTCATATCTAGACCAAACTCCTAGGAAGTTGTTACTACAACCTGACCTATAAATCCAGCACCTATAACAGGTGGTATTTCTTCTTCCCCAGCCGGATTAACTCCTCCTGTAGAAGTAACAGGAACAATCTGCGCTCTACTCTGTGCTCGACCCGCATAATCAGGGCGGGGATTCCGTATAGCTTGCGGATCGAGCACTGGGTACATACCTAGTTTATTCTGAGGGTGGTCTGCATCCCAACATGTAGGACATGCCAATATATTAGTGACTTTCCCCTTTTCAGTAGTAGTACGCAGTTCATGTAGTTTGTATACAAATCCACAAACGTCGCACTCTGCTATGGCATTCTTACCGGATGCAAACCTTTCAGACATAATAAGACCTTATAATTGGGCCTTCTCTCTTAGTACTGCCCCAACTACGGCTGTAACGGCTGCCCCTACCAAAAAGTAGAAAGCACCTTGCGGTACGGCCACAGATAAGACTAACGCTCCGACACCAACTGCAAGCCATGTAGTCGGTTCGGTAATTCTGCTTCTAATCCATTCCATCTATTAAACTCCTGAATAATAATTCAAATTCTAGTAGCACGGGGTACAAACCTAACTGAGGTCTTTTCCCGGTCTTCTCCTGCTGCTAATTCAAACTGGGCTTCATATTCAGCCTTCAACATTTGAATCCTAGGAGCAAGTTCTGGATCTTTCATGGCTATACCGTGGGCTAATCCTGCTACTAAACAAGGCAGAAAACGAAAATTCATATCGGCTGTTTCAGCCCCATTTCCGGCATCTTGGATACGCCTAAGACGATAGTACACGAGTGTATAATCGTTACTATCCGGCACAGGCCATATGTTTATACGAGGGGCATCAACGAGCCGCTCTATCCATAATTGTATTGGTCTACCACGTGTCAACTTATTAGGTATCGAGGCATACGTGCTTACGCTGATTCTACTAATATTAAGGTCAGATTGTTTAGTCGTGTTACCGCTATCAGTACGTATGACTTGCTCTAATAAATCTATTGTATCAGCAGGAAGGGTGTATTGTGAAGTGCCTGTAGTAAGATTTACAGTGCCAGAATCCACTGTCCACAGGTTTATGCCCCTATTCTGCCATTCTATAGTAAGTAAATTCATAGACCTACGAGCAGTACGTAGGTCATATCCAGATCGCATTTCACGGCCAGCACGTTCCCACGCTTCTTCAGCGATCTCCGTAAAGTCCATATTAAACGCTGTTGTGCCTGAAGTAGCCATTACTACGCTTTCTTAGTTTTCTTCTTGACTCTACTACCGGTCTTTTTCGCGTATTTCGCGGCCTTCATCTTTCCGGCTTTAGTATATGGGAACTTCTTCTTTCCTACGGTAGGCATTTGTTTCTCCTCTCCACTCTTTTACAGCAATCCTCAATATCCCTGTTAGCATGGTCGCTACACGTACCTTTAAGATACTTCGGGACAGCATCTTTTCTTTTTTGCACAAACTCTTTTACTTTGCGCTTGACACTGTAGCCCGCTCTACCGTCCATCAGGAACCCTTCATAACTATACGTTTAGCCTTTTTACGGCCTCGTATAGCCTTACCGCAGCCGCGAACTTTACCCCCGGCATAGAGGTTACGCAGACCCTTTTTCTTCTTTTTCTTCCGGGGTTTTACTCGCTCAACATCAAATTCTTCGCCCCCATCTCCATGAAAACCCATAGGTCTAGTACGAGTTTCATCCATTCTTAACTCTCTGTCAGTAGGACGACGCCTAGCTGGACCTTCAGGTGCGCTAATAGTCGGAAGATCAGCTTCTACCATATCCCCCCTTTGATACTTAGGCATCCTATGCAATCCGCCGCCCATGTACTTCTTCTTCTTATCTTTAGCCATAAAACTAGCTCCCACAGATTGAGGAACGCCAACTTCCGCGGCGAACTCTGGATTATTAGCTACAGCACCCATAAACCTGTGCTGCTTATTACTCTTGCTAGGCATTATCTACACTTCCAACGCTTTCTAGCCTGTCTTAAACGACTATTAGGGTCTTTGGCTGCCTTTGGAAACTTCTTCATCTGTCCAGCAGACCTAGCGCAGAAGGACTTACGCCTTTTAGAATCCTTACTGCCCTTTTTCACCTTTCCCGTAACAGCCGTTTTTAACTTACTACCGGGATTTTTGCGGCGATATGCAGCAACCCCGGCTTTGGTCATACCTGCGCCAGACTTGGTTGACCTAAAGTTCTTCTTATTCCTTGCTGGCATATTATCTGGCTTACGTACACCACCACCTGACTTATAATATGCCCGCATGAGACTCTCCTACGAGTAGAACACCGTTATAGAAGACAGAGTTCCCTGCGTGTATAAAACGTAACCACCACCCGTAAACAAGATCCCATCATCAGGAACATCAGGGTACTGCGTAGTATTCGCAGAAGCTACAGTATTAAACTGCATCTTTACTGTGCCAGATGAAGAAGTTTGCCTGAAAGTAGTTGTACCTGCAGTACCAGTATTCACAACATACATGCCACGAAGTCTCATCCTACCCCTGAACATAGGGGCAGCAATAGTAGTACCGGAACCAGCACTCACATTTCCAGCAGGATCTCCTACCGCAGCAATTGCGGTAACAGTTGCAAAATAGGCTGAACCTGTTGCTGTACCAGCGTTTGCCCCGGTAATGGACTCAGTTGCAGAATCTCCCGCTTCATCTGTTCCTGTAACAGTGAAGGAAATCCCTGAGTCATTACCTGCGCTCAGAATAGTGACATTACGAGGTTGGTCAAAAGTAACTGCTCCTCCAGAGGCTAAAGCACCCCCAATGACCAGATTAGCATTATTACCAACCGCCGCAGCAGTAGAAATACCATCAGCGTCTATTGCTGCAGACTCTATAAACGTTGATTGAATATCAGAGGACATATCTTATTCCCTATACTAGTTAGAAAAGCAGACCCCCGACTATGCAATCTGCACATACTCAATAATGAACGTAAAGGAGCCAGCCGTGGTTGCGTCTGCAGTATTGGTAATATTGCAATAAATTGTTCTTGCCGTATCCGTATACTGGACAGAAGCTGGAGCAGTCGTTCCGCTTTCAGTCTGAAGAACCAACGAAGGCAATGTTACATTACCGACAACAACTGTAGTACCACCATCTAGAATCTGGTCAGTAACAGCCGCTACAATCTGTGCTCCTGAACTGGAAGTTCCAACTTCGTAGCCAATATCACCCGTCCCAATAGTTGGAGCGGTAGCACAAAATATCTTGATATTGGTTATGATAGTATTAGCTGGTTGCGTGAACTCACCAATAGCAGGACTATCACCCGCCGTGGTATTTACAGTAACGCCTGTGGCATACCCAACATGTTTCATGTACTTGTTGGTAAAAACACCTGTAGAGGCTTGGGAAGAGGTTTCGGTAACAACCCCAGTATTTGCAGCTACATTTATAACTTTGAAGCCGTTTTCTGAACGGACGGCACCGTTAAACGTTGTATTAGCCATGCTTATCTCCTGTCTTGGCTAGTGTCAGTCATTGAGACTGTCAGGGATACGTCAAAACATATAATAAAAAAAGGGGGGTAGCAAGTACCCCCCTAGATAACAAGATCGTTAAGCACCGGGTGATCCATAGACCCCTAGAGGATCAGAAACACCGAACGAATAACGTTCCCTCGCCTTATAACGGCTGTTACCCGTGTCGAAATCAGCATCCATAGATGTAGACATCGGGGCACGAGTGAAGTGCTTCAAGCCATTTGGCACATCAGTCATAAGGAACCACGCATCTGTATCAGTCAGATAGTGGTTGACCGAGTACCCTTGAGGCACCGAACCATTATTTTTAATGGCGTTGATATCGTTATCCGCAGTACCCACACGTCCCTCGGTATCCAGCAAGCGGGTAGCAACGAATTGCAACGCTGGTGGAATAACGAGTTTACGTGGTTTTGCGGCGATCAACAGGCCACGCTCATCCGTCCAACCGGCAACCGAAATAACGGCGGCTTCAAGAGAAGTCTCGTTAAGATCAGCCGCTGTAGAGGGCGTATTTGAGTTGGTACCACCAGAAACAAGTGGATGGGAAGTAGAACAAAGTGCTACGCCATCACCATGAGTGGTGGAGAAGGCTTCATTAAGAATGGTAGCCCCCTTAACCTGTTTGGTATAAGCCATAGCGCGGGCAAGAGCCTTCGTATAACGAGCAGACAAAGAGTCATACAAGTTATCCTCAATTGCTTCCTCAGTAACTGAGAATCCCATCGCAATGGTTTCGTGTGTGTAACGAGCCGTCCATGCTTCCTGTGCATTGTCATACTCGATGGCAGAGCCTTCGTCTTTGACTGGTGCAGCAGAGAAACCTGAAAGTTTCGTCTCTTCCTCAAAAGAACGGTCTGAAGATTCTGTTTCAAAAATCTCCTTATGTTCTTCACCGTACTTAGCATACTCCAAACCAAATAGAGCATTAAGACCGGGGAGGAGTTCTTTTAGTAATTGGGCGCGTGAAATAGCCATTTTACGTTACTCCCCTATACGCCGGTTGTGTTGTCAAACTGATGGCCAGCACACCACTTGACAAGCGCTTCAGGGAAGGCTGTCGAGGAAGTTTTGGTATCAGTAACAACATCTACTACACGAAGTGGGAAAGTGTTGGTAGTAGCGGAAGTAGCATTAGCAGCAATCTTTGAATTGCCAGTAGTAGTACTGCCGGTATTATCTACCATCTGTAAATTTGCCCCAATATCGGTAATAGCAAGGCTAGATATAGTAGTTCCAGATGAAACTACGGCGACTTTAAACAACACGTTCGGATCATCGACCACATATGCTCTCGCATCACTAGCAACCGTGCTAGCTGGCCAATACTGTTTAAAGGTAGGTTGAGATGTACCGGGATCAGTAAAAGTACATCCCAAGAAGACACCAATAGGTGTCATGGCAGCATCAGCGGTATCCCGCTCGACGGTGCCTCCAGTTACAAGTTTAACGACATCCCCATAAAAGATGTTGGTGTTATACGCACTAGCAATTCTGTACTGTCGGCTAACACCAGTATAGGGGGAACCGCTAATCATCTTAACTGGCTTTAGCCCATAAGGGGCATCTACTGTAGGATAAGCCATCGCTTATACTCCTGTTAAGATTAAGTTCCGTTACCAAAAGTGATCTTCGTCTTCCGATCATTAAAGAGCGGCATACGAGGATCGTTTTCTCGCATCAGGTTGTTGTCAACGGAATCTATTTGAGCTTTAGTCTGTTCTGCGTAATAAGAATTACGTTCCTCAATTAGTTCCTCTGGAGCCTTACATAACATCAAGCCGCCAATCACAACATTGTCTTTGAATTTCTCATTCTCGACAGTAACCATTGTAATTTCCGGATGATCTTTTGCTTTAACTGGCTCCCAACCTTCGCGTAGTTTTGAGGAGACATTCGTGGCGTCAACCAATCCTTGCGTGGATACACGCACCCAGTGATACTCATATCCCGGCTCAGGATTAGGAGAAGGTAAAATCTCCGGACGCTGCCAAGCCTTCTTACGAGTCTCTTTCTCACGTGTATTCTGCTCACGATTAATACGATTATCAGCCATTTGCATTCTTCCTCGTTTCTATTGCAACCTGTTTGGCGTAGTCTTCAAGAGGAACCCCTAAACGCTTCGCTAGGTTTACTTGTGTTTGCGTTAACACCACTTTCTTTGGTGAAGTGCTCCGCGTAGCGGGTGCAACCACGTTCGCCTGACGCTTAGACGTCTTCCTATCTGGTTTATCGACATTCCCAAAGTTATCTGGAAATACTTCTCGCATACGGCCATTAATGGCCTCGTAGTACTCATCGCTCTGCGGGTTCATACCCTGTTTGACAAGTTTATTATGCAACCCCAACGCGAAACTTGTCATCTCGTCATCCGAACCGAACCATGTATTGGCTTTCGCCCATTCATTAGCCCGTTCATCGACCTTTACGGGGGTGGATTCTGTTGTGCTATCTCCTTCTACAGTTGTTTCTTCTTTCTGTAAAGAAGGTAACTGTATGTTGTTTAACCGATCAGCCTTTATCTTAGCAGCCGTTAACTTTTCTTGTGCTTCTACAACAGCATCTGCTTCACCAGCTTCATACGCTTCCTTATACGCGCTCTTAGCCTGTAATAGCTCACCTTCTGCTGTACGTTTAGCTTGGTCTAGAAGTATTGTTTGGTTTTTATTCTGAGAAGTTTTTAAATTCTTATTCTCAGAAACAAGTTGTTGAGCATACTTTTCTAGCTCTTCACGCTCACGTACTGCTTGCTCTTTTAGCCTACGTTCGTCATGATAGCCTTTACTGAAATGCTTTATTCGCCTACGAACTTTTTCAGAATAATCCTCAAGTTCCTCATCAGTAACTTCTTCTGGAGGTTCAGAAGTCTTACGATTCTGATCCGCTTCAGGTGTGTCGTCGATAACTTCGACTTGAAATCCATCACTCGAATCTTCCACATCTGTAGTACTAACAGCATTATCAGCCTTTACCTCTTCCTCTGTTTTCTTACCAGTTAGATCAACCTCGATAGCACTAGAGGGTTCTATCTCTATATTGGAACCCTTATCTTCGTCCGGAAACGAATATTCGACTTTCTTAAACGGCATTCTTATCTCCTATGCACGTGAAACACCACGGGGGTCATGTACTATTGCTTCTATAGAATCATCGTTCATCAAACGATATTCTTTTCCGCCGACTAAAAATCTTGTCCCAGAATTGGCGCGGAACATAACATAATCACCTACCTTACACCACGGTCCTGCAGGGAACCTATCCTTATCACTATAGGCTTGATCTCCCATATCCAGAACTAATCCTATAATAGACAGTATGGTTTCATGATGCTTTGCGGTTACTGTTTTAAGGATCTTAGAATCATCATAAGTATCCTCAACTTCCGGCATAGCCACAAGGACATGATATCCGACAGGTACGGGAAGTTGTGCCTCTAATTCTTCGTCACTAACAAGTTCAGGTTTAATAGCTGCTTTAGCCATCATCATCCTCCAGAAAATTGCGCGAAAGGTCTTGAACAATAGATAGTGAAGTTTGCAGACCTCGAAGCAAACCACACACATTCCTGTACTCGGCGTAATCTTTTGCGCCACCGTCAGCAAGGAATTGCAATGCAGAGGTTTTTTGTTCCTCCATACGTTCTGTAAGCACGTCAAAGACGGTTGTAGCCATTCAGTCTATTCTTTCTTGTTATTAGAAGGGGGTATAGGAGGTGGAGTAGTTAATTCCTTAAACGTTTCTAAATCTAATTTAGCAGCGTCTCGTTTTATATCTGCATCCAACTTAATCTGAGATTCTTTAGCGTCTATTACGGTCTTAACTTTATCAATCTCGATCCTCTGAGCATCGAGTACGGAATCCGCCGCGTCTTTTTGAACTTTTCGTAGCATATCGGCTTTCTGCATATTCTGGTCTTCTATGTCTTTCTTAGCCTTACGTTCTACTTCAGCCTGTTTAGTCTGTGCTTCCTGACGCCGTAACTGGAGTATAGGATCTTGAGCTTGTTGCTGCGCCTGTTTCTGTGCAGCTTGTTGCTGATGAGCCTGTGTAAGTTGCTGTCCAGCCTTCGCCATAAGCCGTGCAAGATCCACTTCAATCTCTTCAGGCAGCTCTTCGTTCGGTGGTGGTAGCTCTACACCCAGACGTTCTTCCAATTGTTTCCTGTAATTGAAGCCCAGATGCTCGGCTATATGCGCCTGTAGCGATGCCATTATCTGTTTGGCCTGTGGATTTTGTCCGATCATTTGAGCGACCATAGGATCTTGCATAAACGATGTATGCGTAGTGATATGAGCATCGTGATCCTGATAGATAAATGCCTTCATAGGTTTTCCACGAAGCGCATTCATATTCTCGCTTACTGGATCTGCTGGCCTTATATCGTCCTTTGTAGGAACAAGTTTATCAGCATTCTTGACACCCAACACTTCTATCATCTGCCTATGAAGTTGCGGTAGATCGTATATCTGTGGTGCAGCTTGCGCCATTTGCAATACAGCTTGGTATTGCACAACCCGCTGGGCCATAGTGGAACTATTAGGATCACTTACAGGTATTACATCTGTAGTCTCGTAGTCTCCTCTACGTGCACTTACTTCCCCGCGAAGCGGTTGGTAATCGTATTCGTTTGACGCAAACTCAGACATTATATCCTTGAGGAGTTTGAACTCCTGCTTCATCGCGTAATGAACACGTGCCTGTACTGCGGCCATAGGTTTAAGTGTACGTTCAAGTAACGCCAGCGTAGTACCAACAGGAGCATTAGCTGACATATCAGAGATGTTCATATCACTGATAGCACCGAGCCTACGACCTTCCGTCGTAATCTGATTAAGAAGCTGTAAGAGCGTATTGCTAGGTTCTTTATATGGGAGTGGCATGATGTTATCACGGATACTACCGGATGGGACGTCCACATCACGCCACTCTCCCGGCTCAATCGGAGTATCATCTCCCTTAATTCTGAGACCGCGAGATTTTATACCACCGGGCAAGTTCGACAGCGTACCTGCATCTACAAGCTGTCGTATCAGACTCGTACCCGCTCTGGCATACCCACCTATAATGTGAATAAGCCCAAGACCGTAGAATCCGAATCCCGGTACATAAACATAGTGAACAAAATGCTGACGTTTTAACATCAATGAATCATCAGGATGCCAGTTCCTTCGTATAGCAAGTATTTCTGATGTTCCACGCTCTATAGTAATTACATATGGTTTTGCGATCTCCTCGTCAGAATCGTCAATACCGTCTATGACAAGATCAGCGTGTATTTCATACACAGCATAACGATCATCGTCCGTTATAGAATAACCACCCTCTTCAGCCTTACGTTCCTCTATATCTGTATGGAACGGCTGTGGGTCACCAAGCTCTACCTCACGGTAGAAACCATTAGCCTGAAGTTTCTTCAGGTCATTTTTCGTCTTACGCATAATGTGTGTAACACGTTCTGCGCTCTCTATATGCGATGCACCGTAGGGTACAATCACATCCTCGGCAGGGATATAAACAGCCGTCTGCCGATCTATATTGGGGTCAAAATAGACTTTCTTAAAAGCAGATCCTGAAAGTCCTAGGCTATATAAGAGTCGTTCGTGCTCCGGTCTGTACTCAATCATACGTTCAGTGAGTTCGTAATTCATATCTGCCTTTACACGAGCAGCGGCTTCTTCCTTATCCCTAGTTTCCTCACCGAGTATCTTTGTCTTTACCGGACCAGCAGCGGGGAAAGTCTCACTCATTGTCTCCGCTTGGAAACGTATAGCTGCTTCTGCAAGTACCGTAGAGTACACACCACATGCGCCATCCCACGGATCAGTACGTTCTTCATACTTGAAACCAAGTACATCAAGTCCCTTAACAAAAGTGTCAGCCCAATCTTTTCGGCTATCAATGTCTGCGTCCACTAACCCTATTACTTCGTCAGCTAGAGCTTGTAGTACATCTTCATCCAGAGATTCGGCAAGGTTGGATGTAAACTCATTGTCACCCCCATCCTTACCGGGAATAAGAGTTATCTCAACACTACCGTCGTCAAGTGTAACCATATCAGGGTTAATGATCTCTATCTCAAGTTCTTCACCCGTAACCGGAACACCTGCTGCCCCGTTGGTTAATGGAGTTAACGCTTTATCAACAGCCATGATCTATCCTAACTACTTTTCTCTGCACTAGAGCTATCATCATCAGAAGATAGTTGCCAATTTGGTAGTGGACTGTACTTCTTCAAATATGCTTTAGCTATTTCTTCTTTTGTAATCTCTTTAACAAAGAAATTTATTGGAACGCCACAAGCGTCATCTGCCGCTGCCTTCTTTACAAAATCATCAAATGCGGTCATCAATGAATTAGTATCAATAACCTTGTTCTGCGTTACTTCAGACTCGATGACTGAAGAAACAGAGTTCTTCAGGTAAGAGTTTTGCAGCTCTATAAAATTCTGCCCAGTTCTAGCCGCTTTTGCTTTATCATCCGGGCTTGTTACTTCACCATCGGTAGCATTCTGAATCTCAGATAATTGATCCATAACTTCTTTTGCATCTGGCTGAAGAGTCTTAATAGTAGTACCAACTTCGTTACTCTTCAGTGATGGTATAAGACCCATTGTAACCAAACAACAATGTGAAGTCATGTCATTTGTACTTAACAGATCTTGAAGTTTCTTGCTCGAATCACTGGATATCCCAAACTTGCCACTATAATAAGTGAAAAGACCTGATGCCTTTGCTTCTACCGCCGCTGCAGAAGTTCTAGCACTTTCTGATTGCGTACTATCAGTTGTCTGGGCCTGAATGATATGAACCATACCGACAAACGAACTGCCCATTGTTTGGCCGGAAAGCAGATAAAGTTTAGGATCTTTCTCATCGGCCTTAACTGCGAGAGCCTTCTTCAACTCAGCTTCTGATGTTGTATCCAACGTTGACTGCGGATAGGAAAGGTTCCAAGCGTCAATAGCCTTATCAGGGTCCATTATAAAGGGAGCAAAAACATCAGCGATCTTGTGAGTACAAGTCGCGGTAATAACAAGAGTACCTACAATTTCATGCTGCGAAGTCTGATGCAACGTACTGCTTTTAGCTGAATGAGCTGCGCTCGCTGTAACAGATGATCCAAATATTGAACCCACCGATCCGCTAACAGCAAGTGCAACTGCGGAAGCATGAGCTTCATTACTATCCACTTCTGTCTCATTCCGGATATATTGGACGTCAACATTCATCGTATCAGAACTAAGTGGCATCTTCTTTATGCTGGACTTATTCCAATCTATAGGGCTTTCCGGGGCTTCGTTAATCTGCTTCTGATCCTGAGAGTCCTTAGTACTTTCAACTTTACCTGCGGACTTCATTACCTCATCACCATACTTGGCGGCATGAGTGGCTATATCGCCTTTTAACTTCTCTATCATCTGCTCAAAGGATGTCAGATCTGAAACACTAACACCCATATTGACCATTTCTTGGTAAGTCATATCCAATTTACGCTTGTTCAATATCAGCGCATTCAAGGCATCCTGTGCGTCATCAGCGGGTTTCTGTTCCTCAGCAATTGCTTTGAGGCCGTTAATCTTGTCCAGATTTATCAAGTTCCCGAGTACTAGAGAAGGATCAAAAGGAATTGTAGATGGCATTTAAGGTTCTCCCTGTTTTAATAATACCCACCAGCACGGTGTTTAAAGTACTGTATTGGTTCCGGTTCATCCGTAGGCAACCGTATAAACCCGCCTTGTCTAAATCTCATAAGAGCCATTACTGTAGAGTCAACCAAGTCATCATGACTCATAAACGGGAATCCCGCAATCTCTTCTACCACTTCTTCTGCCCAACGTGTAGAAGGTACCCATACTAACTCCGAAGACACAATATCTGAAACAGAATTTAACCTCGCAAGTTTATCCCCTGATCCTCTATGTGGGGTATACTCCTGTACAGGCAACCCCATCCTACGCATCTCCTGATACAAAGCCGTACCAGAGTTCTTTTTCTCCACAATGAAGGAATCCGGTTCCCACTTTGCATATTCTTCCATAGCCAGAGCTTTTAACTCAGGAAACTCCATACGCTTCTTAATACTATTTAACAATATAATATTATACACACTTGTTTCTTCGTTTAAGAAAACACCCCATGTAGTGAGTGCCGTGAAGTCAGCTCGGTTATGTGATTCTGCCGCCGCATCAAGCGACATTATGATATATTCACACAACGGAGGCTTCTTATCCCCCCATGACTGCCACCATTCACGTTTTACAATAGAGGCTTCTTCTGCCGTGGGTTCCTGCTGATACTGTGCATTCCACTGGAACGCCGGCATGGAAGCCTTGGTGCGAAGTAGTGCGTCAAGGTCAAAAAACTCAGGCCATAACGGTTTTTGCGTATAACCGGAGTCACTCTTGTTAGGTACTTCCAATATAGCCGGAAATTCCACTATCTCGTACTGATCTGCCTTGTCATTCTGGGACATATCGACCACAACACGCCCAGTCAGGTCATCCATATGCCATCTGGTCTGGATAATTGCGACACTACCCCCCGGCATGAGACGAGTACGAGCACCATAGGTGAACCACTCGTAGGCTTTCTCAAAAACCTCAAAATTCCCGTTAATAACGTCCTGTTCCGAGTGCGGATCATCAATTAACAGCAAATCTGCGCCACGACCAGCGATGGATGAGCCTATACCACACGCATAATACTCACCACCCGCACTTGTGTTCCACCTACCGGCTGATTTCGAGTCAACAGCAAGCGCAACATCCGGAAAAATCGACTTATAAGCGTCCGTTGCGATCAAATTACGTACTTTTCGACCAAAATCGACAGCCAAATCGGTAGTATGGGACACCATCATCACTTTTTTAGTCGGATTTCGTCCTAAAAACCACGCTGGGAACATAATCGACACCAACTGGGACTTCCCATGACGGGGAGGGATGTTTACACAGATACGATCCTTGTCACCAGCCTCGATACCCATGAGCATATCACCCAACATCCGGTGATGTTTACCTACTTTATAGTCCGACTGCATATGCTGACAGAACTCTATGAGATCATCCAGCGACTGCTTCTTATATTTCCTCTGCTCCAGCTCATCTACTATACTGTCTATCTCGGTAAGCTCCTCGGGGGTGTACTTATCAAGGTTAGCCAGCATCAACTGGACTTCTTCTTCCGTGAAATCTACTGATTCACTCAGAGGCATCTTTTTCTTCTTTCAACTCCAGCGCGGTATCCACGTCGGTAACTTCTCCATCTATGATAATGGCGTCATCAATCTCTTCAGCATCTATAATCTTCGCCAGCTTGGATCGTAACTTGTTCCTGAGATCATCCGTGGACTGATGCGTTATGGTCACTTCCGATTTTTCTGCAAACAGACCAACATCCGATATCTTCCCAAGTAACTCCAGTGCACGAATACGCACACGGGGGTCAGGGTTGTCAGTCTCCAGCACTAACTTGTTTGTCACCATGTGCCGTACCTGCTTGGCACTCTCCACAATTGACTGACCAAATTCCTGCAATATGCTGTTCGTCATCAACAGGGATGCCGGGGTAAGACTAGCTGCCTTCTTTGTGGTAACTTTTTTAGACGTCTTTTCAGGATCGCCCGCATAGGATATAGCTAACTTAGCGGCTACATCCTTATCTTCTTTGGTGGGTTCTATGTCCAATCCGTGCTCGGATAATTTAAGCGCAGTATTACATGCGGCTTCCGCCCGCTCCCGCAGATCTATATATGGAGTGTCAGGGGAGAATGGTACTCCCAATTCAGGTTCTACTACCAGAGTCATAAATATCTTTCGCAGGTTGCCAACCGTGTTGTAACCTATATCAAATATAAAAAGTTTCCACAAGATGTTTGGGACTCCAAAGGGGGGCTTCCCCATATATGTACAAAAGGCATGGTGAGGGATTAATATGTGAGTTAATACTCACAGAATATTTATTGCATAGGGGTTTCTATGTATTCCGCCCCCAAGCAGGGTTTGGCCCTGTCGATGTAATAGGTATCTCAGGAACGACGGGTAAAGTGTACCTGTTCGATGCAAAGAAAGAAAAATACCGCAAAATAAACAAAACACTTATGGGAGATAAGGTAGGTAAGAAGGGGTCAAAAAAAGGCTACGGACCATACCGAATCTACCGCGTACTGTCAGAAGAACAGAAAATACTAGGCGTCCGAATGGCCTACGTAGATATAGATACCCGCAAAATAACTGTAATCCCCCCAATATCCGACGAAGATATAGAGATAATATCGGACTAAATTGGTAAGGTTTGTTGGGACTCCAAACGTGAGAAATCCTAAAATTTTCGTCTGGATTGCTAATATATAGATAGATGTATGAGTCCCAATTAGCCAAGTGGGTCATAGGGGGAGGGTAGGGTCATTCGGATACAAAATTACCCTTTTGCCTGTAATAAAACAACACGTTTACCCACGTTTGGCACTTATCTGTTGACATTACCCACGTTTTGTGCTCTAATACAATCATCGAAACGAACAAGAGGACAACCAATGCTTATATTACTAGCATACTTACTGATTGCTTCCGGCACTGCGTTCGCAGGCTATGTAGTGTACGACAGCTTCAAGACTGAGGGCATAGCGATAGGTTCTGCGACAACAGTGTTCGCAATACTGGCCTTAACTATCCTATCATTCCTCGTTCTATACACCGCGCAGTTGGCAACAACTGCATCATAACAATCGGGGGGCTTCGGCCCCCCACAACTTGGAGGACATAAGATGGTAATTGTTCAAGCATATTACTCTAAGGTCATCGGTTCTGATGTGTATACATGGAACGTATACAAGGATGCCAAAACGGGTCAGGTACTCGCTGAAGTACTACTGCCCACAACATCACCAAACTACCTCGATCTTAAACAATGGCGTCATCAATCTCTAGTGAAGTAGTACCAAACAAACCCGGGGGGCTTCGGCCCCCCACAACTTGGAGGACACACAATGCTAATAACAATACTACGTTATGTGATACCTGTAATTGGTATTGCATCATTATTCGCCGGTACATGGACTAACAAGTACATGGTACATGGGGAAGCTACATATCTTATGACTGTATGGTTGCCGCTATGTTTGGTGGTAATTGGTGCGATCTGCTTCCTTGCTTCAATCAAACTATGGAGGGACATCTAATGCTAACTCGTTTAGGACTACTCGCAGGGATAATCATTGGAGTGTTTGCTATCATGCACTTCTTAGATCAACCTTATGTTGACCACGTTGCACCGGCAGATCTGATTGTCGGTTGTTGTGGAGTGTTCTTAATATGCTGGTCTAGCGGCTGGCTAATATTCAAGAGGTACTTGTAATGGAAAAAGATGGATTTCTTCCGGGCCTACTATGCGGATGTATACTTGGTCCTTGTATAATAGCGATAATACTCGTTCTTGTATCCTAACATATCATGGGGAGTGGGGCTTCGGCTCTGCTCTCCCTTTGATACCAGTTCCCTCGGCAGCGGTGAGCGGAAGATCTCGGGCTTTTTCCTATCAATTTTACGAAGCGGCGAGCGAGGAAGCAAAAAGCTGAGTAATCCTACATATTTTTAGTTATTATTAGCTATTAATACCCACATTTGGCACTTATCTATATACATTACCTACGTTTTGTGCTCTAATACAATCATCGAAACGGCCAATACCGGCGAATTCGATAACAAAGGAGATTTTACCCAAATGGGAAAATCGAAACTAAGTAACCAGAGGTCGCTATCCGCGGCATCTGGCGAGGGCTTGGCTGAACTAGCCAAGAATAATGTAACCGGCGACAAGAAATTGCCACAAGTTATAGAAGCCTTGAAGGAAGACGGCTTCAAGACGTGGACGGATTTCGTCTCGCCTAATTCTACAGGCAAAAACAAGGCACTAAGTACTGTGTCGCCTGACGAATGGGCGCTACTCTTGAAGAAGGCAGAAGCCGGCTTGGATCTACCTGGCCAGCAAATGCTGGAAGTCAAGGCGGATGCGGTCGATAAGGACGGTTTGCCTCGGTTCAAGCAAGTTGAAGCGGCGGTCTCGCCATTCGACAAGTGGACGTCCGAGAATAGGAAGTACTGGGCAAGACAGCCTAACGCGGTGTTAGGTCGAATTGCTGCCTACCTGAAACGTCGGCAAGTACCGAAGGCCGAACGTACATCTCGGACAGTCGTAGAACTTGCCTTCTCTGAGGCATCTTCTGCACTCAATCGCCTAGTTAATGCGAACGAGAAAACACAAGAGACGTTCAAATTTGATATCGGTGAGGTTACCACCGAATTGAAAGCGGCTCTGATCGCGCTCGATAAGGTAGCGTTCGATAAGATGGTTAAAACACAGATGGAGACTAATAAAAAGTCTGACTAACCATCACCACTCACGGGGGACGGGGCTTCGGCTCTGTCCCTCTTTTTTTTATCTTTGATACCAGTTCCCTCGGCAGCGGTGAGCGGAAGCATAAGGTCCGCAGAAAGCCTCACGAAAAGTCAGTAGTACGTGTACTACCAGCTTGAAACCAGTTCTGAATAGAGCGGTGAGCGGTGAGTGGTTGGTAGTACGCGTACTACCATAACTTGTTATCACGTGTTTGTGTAATGTTCTAATGTTCTCTCTAATGTTCCGTAATGTTCTGTGTCGAGAGAACATTATGTTTTTGTAGCAATGAGTGGTTAGGCATGTGAAGCTATGAGAAGAAGTGCCTATCAGCTTTTGTCATCCTGTGTGTATTAGTAGTAGTAGTAGTAATGTTCTTTTTTATAAATAATATAAAGGATTATTATGGACCTCCCCCCTCTACAGCGGAATGTAGTAAAAAATATATCATCAAAATCTCCCTCTCCAATTTCGCCAAAAAAAGAACATTAGAACATTCTTTGTTTTTCAATAGGTTGCGGCGCACACATACAGAACATTACGGAACATTACAGAACATTACACGTTAGCCCACCTATAAACACTCAAACACACCCATTCACACAAGTTGGTATAACTTGACATAACTTGTTAGGTATGCTATACTTATTATAGTCAGAAATTTAATTAATTTTTGATGTTTTTGAGAAATCAGTAGTACACGTACTACCAAACAGGAGGACACGCGATGAAGATAGTTACGCAGACACGGGAACAAGACGGGCATACATGGGTAGCACTCATAAATGCCGAAACGGGTGACATACTCGCTGAACTAATCACACCCACAATAACAACTCGGTAGTACACGTACTACCAAACAGGAGAACATAAAATGAGTAACGAAGATCAGTTAGCGGTAGAAAAACGTGCTTATAACTTCTTTGATAAAAAGACCAACGAAGAGATAGATGCCGAGATGAATAAGAAACTTGGTATACTTGAACCAGCACCAAAGCTGGAAACGCCTACGCTCTCAGGTGCGGCTATGAATGTCGAGCTATCTATTAGTCAGTGGACTGGTAGGAAAAAAGATCGTACAGCGTCCAAAGAAGTTACCACCAATAACAATGCCGAAACCGGTGTAGCTAGTGTCCATAAAATGCTGTTGGGCAAGTGTCTTGAACTGAAGGCCATACATGACCTGACGGGCCTGATACGCAACGAACACTATGCTATGACAATGCCGTGGTTGGATACGGGGTTGCGGCTGTTACCTACTAAGATGTTTTTCTCTTATCAGAAACACATGACCGAGCGCGAGACGCAGTGGCATGACCTGACCCACGCCTTCCTTGATGTGTACCAATACGCCATATCACAGGCACAGGCGAAACTTGGCAGTTTGTTCTATCAGGCCGAGTATCCCACACCGGACGCACTCGCACGTAAGTTCCGGTTTTCTATCAACTACCTCCCGCTACCCGAACAGGGTGACTTTCGTTTGGATGTGACCGCCAACACCAACACCGATTTGGCTACTCACTACGATACGTTCTATCGGGAGCGTCTGGAGAACTCGTACAAAGAAGTCTGGACGAGATTGTTTAAGATACTTGAGCGTATGTCTAGTCGTCTGGACTATGCAGACACAGAGGACAAGAAGGTATTTCGGGACAGCCTCGTTGAGAATGTCCTAGAGATGATTGAGTTGTTGGAGCAGTTCAACGTGTCCAACAACAGTCAGATGTCATCCGCTAGACTAGCACTTGAGGAAGCTATGTATGGCGTGACACCTGATGCGTTACGTGAGGATGAATATCTGCGGAGCGAAACGAAACGCAAAGTGGATGAGATCATCAAGACATTACCCACTTTGGATATTTAGGTAGTACGTGTACTACCAATAACTCGTTTATAGGAGAACGAAAAAATGGCTAATTCAGCAATTGATATGTATGCACAGAGTATTGACGAATGTGTAAACGCGATAAAGACGTATGCTATGGACAGGACTATCCTTGTTCAAGGGCACATGGGTACAGGTAAGTCATCTATTCTAAAGATGTTAGGTGATGATCTAAAGACCCACGTTCCATGTTACTTTGATTGTACCACCAAGGATTTGGGTGATATCACAATACCGAAACTTGTCGCGGCCAGCGAGGATGGCAAGGGGTACGTTGAGTATCTCACCAATGAGGAACTTGGTGTCCATCTGGACAAGCCGATCATTCTTATGATTGATGAGTATGGCAAGGCGAACAAGGCCGTGAAGAACGCGCTGTTACGTCTTATGTTGGAGCGTCAGTTGGGTAGTCGCAAGCTACACCCTGACAGCTTAATCTTTGCAACTACCAATCTAGGGGCAGAGGGTGTTGGCGATTTGTTAGAGCCACATCACAGAAACCGTATTATTCCGGTCAAGATGCGGAAGTCAACCAACATAGAGTGGATTGAATGGGGGGTAAACAATGGCATCGTTCCAGAAATACTTGGTTGGGCGAAAGACAATCCGCAGTTGTTCGCCTCGTTTGAAGATATCAAAGACCCAGATGAAAACCCCTACATTTTTCATCCACAGGCGCAAAGGGCGGCGTTCTTTACGCCACGTTCAGGTGAAACGGCAAGTGATGTCTTGAAGAAACGGCATAATGTGAGTGATAGCACAGTAATAGCTTTACTTATGGGTGCTATAGGTGAGCGGGGGGCTATGGACTTGATGGCGTTTGTCAAGTTAGCCGATCAGCTACCATCACTGGAGAGTATCAAGTCTACTCCCGAAACTGCCAAGGTACCGGAGAGTGCCAGCGCTGTGTGTATGGTGGTATACCGCGCACTATCAACTTTAGACAAGGATTGGGTTACGCCTTGGATGAAGTATGTGCAACGTCTGGACAAGGAAGCACAGGCGTTATTTGCCAACGGGGTACGCGCACCCAAGTACAGCAAGCAGTCACTTGTTATGACAAACAAGCTGTTTACTGAGTGGGCGATGGCAAACAATTACATGTTCGCGGCGGACAAGAAATAGTTAGTCACGTACTAACAAATTTAGGGGTGGGGTATTAATACCGGCGGAAAGTCACCCACCCCCAAAAAGGAGAACAAAATGTTAGCACTAGGGAAAGAGTTGAATGTCGAGCAACGGCTAACCAAGGCCGTTGTCGATATCATGGGTCACGAAAGGTATGTGGCTCTCGCTGGTATTCTTATGATTGGTGATAGGAAGATAGAGGATGATTGCCCTACCGCCTATACCAATGGTAGGGATGAAGGGTATGGCAGGGAGTTTGTGGGCAGAGTTTCAGACCCAGAACTACGATTTGTCGTACTCCATGAGAACTACCACAAGTTGTATAAACATCTTAAAACGTGGAAGCACTTGTGTGAGGAAGATCCACAGTTGGCAAATATATCTATGGATTTTGTTATCAACCTAAAAATTGTTGATGATAATAAGCACGATGGGTTTGCTGTCGCACCCTCTAGCGCACTTGTGGACGAGCGGTTTCGTGGTATGGATACCGCCCAAGTCTTTAATACACTGAAAAAAGAAGGCGGTGGCGGTGGTTCTTCCTTTGACTATCACGATTGGGAAGGTGCCAAGGAACTATCCGATCAGGAAAAGCGCGAACTGGATCAGGAAGTGGATGAGGCTATCCGACAGGGTGCGTTGATGGCTGGTAAACTGGGTAAGGGTGATCCGCGTGAGATGCAGGATTTGCTCACACCACAGGTAGATTACAGGGAAGTGTTGCGTGAGTTCGTTTGCACTCACTGTGCAGGTAAGGATTACTCTACCTATCGAAGTCCGAACCGCAGGTATATGGAAGCCTATACAGACCATGACATCTTTATGCCAGATAGTCTCTCGGAAAGTATCGACGGGGTAGTAGTCGCGGCGGATATGTCAGGGTCCATAGGTGATGCTGAACAACGTGTTATCGTGAGTGAGGCCAAGGGTTGCTTTGATACAGTGAAGCCATCGTGGGTTCATATGCTGTATTGGACAACACGTGTGGAACGTGACGAGAAGTACACACTGGAGGAACTAGACGATTTCGCTAGAACAACCAGACCTAGCGGCGGTGGTGGTACGGATGTTGAGTGTGTGCCGCCGTATATGAAAGATAAAGATATCAATCCGCAAGCGGCTATCGTTTTGACAGACGGGGATTTGTATAGCGGTTGGGGTAAGTGGGATTGCCCTGTGTTGTGGGTAGTCGTCAACAACAAAGGGGCGAAGCCTCCATCAGGCGTAGTCCTTCACGTTACTTCTGACCAATTGCTGAGGGGGTAGTGATGTTATCTACTATAACTTGTTTAGCTGTAGCTATCTATTTTGAGGCTAGATCTGAACCGATAGCCGGACAGTTGGCGGTAGCGCAAGTCGTACTCAACCGAGTAGCGGATGAGCGTTACCCCGACACAGTGTGTGATGTTATTACGGAGGGGCCAACCTACCCTTCCGGTCACCCTGTACGTGACAAATGTCAATTCTCTTTCTGGTGTGATGGGAAGCCAGAGGACATCCACGATTATGAGGCGTGGCAAACGGCGATACGTGTCGCCACTATAGCTACCGAAACCACTGCCCCTCCCATCGACATATCAGAGGGCGCAATGTTCTACCATGCTACTAACGTGTCACCATCATGGCGGCATACTATGCACATGACTGCCCGAATTGGACAGCATATCTTTTATAGATTGGAGGATTAAATGGAATACAGGGAAGCAATAGAGATTGTTCAAGAGGTGTTAGCCCAGACTGTTGAGCGCATGAAGAAGGAGGGTCACACCAAGGAAGAGATCAAGCAGATCGTTGAGGCGTTTGATAAAGTGAGGAATGGGTAGTACACGTACTACCAAAAAATAAGGAGAACGATATGTTTAATAGTTTTAAGGAAGTGGCAGATCACTATGCAAGTGTGAAGCCTTTAGTAAGTAAGTACCACACACGGGAAGATGATATACGACCTGTACGGGATCGTAGACGTAAGAATGAACGTATAGAACGTGTTAACGAGAACAAGTACATTCTGCATGATGCGTTACCTGCAAAAGATTGTGGTGTGTGGGATAAGGTTTTCGTTGAGTATCCACCGATAATATGGGAGCGGTTGGATTGCACAGGATGTACGTCTGAGTTTCAATCGGGTGATTACATTACTGTACGTGGGTGTGTGACGGCTGGCTATGATACTTCAAGATATAACTTCTTACGGACATATCTACCAAGAGGGTTATCGTTCGATAACCATAGCCAACATGGCAAACACTTTCTGGTTACGGCACTCGGTAGGTCTTATCTTCCACGTGTAGAACGCAGGAGTGTGCGAGAAGGGGAGGAGCGACCTGATTATAAACTACAGTTCTATCTGACTTCTGTGGATAACCGCAAGGTTTTCAAACTTGTATCCTTCCTGTACGACCAGCCGAAAACCAGAGTAGACAAGGAAAAGAAAGCGGCTCTCGCACAGGAGTTAGCATCTTTCTGGGAGTGGGTGGTTTCAGTCGGATTTCTTATACGCACTGATGATTGGGATTACCGCAATCAGCTTAGACATGAAGTTCTTGACTACTGTGTAACAAATAAACTGTCAGAACCCATGCGCTACGGGGTGAACTTTACTGAGGAGCTTGCGTTACAGATTGTTAAGGATTACAATCATCCACTAAGAATACACCTTGCTTATAACTTCTTAGATAAAAATGATATAAAAACAACAGATGGTCAGGGTAAGTTTAGGCAAGCGTATAACAGGTGGTGTAACACTATGTTCAGATTAACTTATGAAACAAAGGTAACAGGGGAATAAAGACATGGAAAAGTTTTTATACAGGCTAACATCAGAGTGTGAAGCGGTGGATATAAATCCGCCAGCCCACGTTGGAGCGGAGGCACACTTGAATAAATTTGCCAAAGAGGTAAAGAAGGCTCTGCCCCATTGTGAGTTCTCTAAAAATAGTTTGGGCTATTGGGTGTATCACCCTCAAAAAACTTTATGTATGGGGTTTATAGGCTATGGGGACTACAGGGTTAATCCGCAATCGGATGGTCGCCCGTGGACGTATATGGTGTGTTCCAGAACCATAGAGAACCATAAGATTGCTTCGTATAACCGACAACACAATATGCTTACGAGCCAGAAAATAGATGTAGCTGTTCGTAACGCCAAGAAGCACTTACGCGATGTTTCTCCAGTAGATATAGCTGAACATCACGGCTATGAGTGCAATAACAAGTGGAGTGCAACTGCGGGTGAACACAGGCATAAGATAGAGGATGCGAAACGTGCATTAAGCAATAGTAATGCCAATATGCAAATGCTGTTAGGTGAGATTATGCACCTAAAGGAGTTAGGACATACATGGCGTGACCCCTCCATCACGCGGTTCATTGACCCGTGGATAAAGGCACATGAGGATAAAATGGAGGCACTTGAAGGGCGCACGAAGGGTATGCTCTTTGTGGCTGTAAATGAGGATTTACGTGGTGACAGATTGTACAGTACTGCGCCGACTTCTGATATATCCAATTACAGTCCAGATTTTATTGCTGGTGAAACCTATACAGAGGATACCATACCAGAAGATCTTAGTGGTAAGTTGTCTGTTCTATCCCTATGCGACAACGATCAATACGTTGATAATGTGGGATGGCGAGTATCGGAGACAATGTTCTATGTCGTACAATAAATCACCCGATGATAACGTCTATCGTGTTTTCATAAATAAAGATAGAGATAGTGTCGAAGTGATATGTATTGGCATGGAAAGGGTTGACAATAAAATCGAAGGTACTTACAGTGATGTTGATGAATTGCCCGATTGGATGAGGGAGCGGTTGGCTGTGTTGATGGTCAGCCGTACTCAACCGCGTACCGCTTCATTTAATGGTTTTGGTAGGCGTATAGATGAAAATACATTTTGGGTAGTTCAGCCGTAGTTCGGTAGTACGCGTACTACCATTTTCTAAGGTAGTGGGAGGCACCATCCCCTCAGTAGGTGTTTCCCACTTCCTTTTTTGATACCAGTTTTTTTGTTATGGATGAATTAAAGTTAAGTGCAGAGTTTTTTGATTGTCCGTGGTGTGGTCAGCCAACACGGCTTCATCTGGTAAGAAGTCATTACGAGTGTTTGGCGTGTCATAGACCTGTGCTTGATTGCTGTGATGGAACAGTAGGGGAAGAAGTATTTATAAGGGAGACTTCTAAAGATGATAAATGAGAAGCAGTACGATCTGTTAAAGTTTGTTAATGATTATTGGAGTAACCACGACCAAGCTCCAACACTCCAAGAGATAAAAGATAACGCAGCAGGGGCATACGATATCCAATGGCAGATAAACATATTGCTAAGTCGTAAGTATTTGGAGAAAGCTATATCCAGAAGCAGAGGGCTATCCGTAACGGACGCTGGGCATAAGGCATTAGAATACGGCCCTGATCCTGATGTTGATACCAGTGCTATCCCTAAAAGATGGGATAATATACGCCGTCTGCATGACGACAAGGATACTGGTAAATGAAGCTGTACCTAACAAATGAAGCGTTCCATGCCGCGCATCTGGTAGCGGATACAGGACGTAAAGCTAGCGTGACTATTAAAAGGTCCATGCTTATTAACTTGTTAATGGATCATTCACGATTGGTTGCCCTAGCTGAGAAGCATGGAGAGAAAATAGAAAAGGGGAAACCTGATGGCAATGACGCCCGAAGGTAAGGTTAAAAGGGTTGTTGTTAAACAATTAAAAGAGTTAGGAGCATATTATTTTTTCCCCATGACAGGTGGTTATGGAAAGAGTGGAGTACCGGATATTATCGGGTGTTACGAAGGAAAGTTTTTTGGTATTGAGTGCAAAGCAGGTAAGAACACACCTACTGCATTACAGGAAAAGAACTTACGGGATATAAAGGAAGCAAAGGGCGCG